CCAGGCTTCACATCGCCGCATCACTGAACAAGTGCTGCAGCGCTTGGAGGGTTAAACCCCCGTATTTCAAGCGCAACGTCGATGGGAACGAACCTCCCCTCCCGGTCCAACTTTTGCTTCCAGAAGTCAACCACGGTCGACCATCCTACTCGCATGAGTTGGCCTGGACCAGGAGGGGGGAGTTTCAACTTCCCGGTTTTCATCGCCTTTGGTCTCGACGGTTTATAGTATCCTCCGAGTGCCCAGTACAACTCGTGCGTCATGCGAGCCACATGAGCACGGAACACTCGGTTTGGAACGTAACAGGTTCCCAAAGTTGGAGTCATGTCGGAGAACGCAACCTCCGTCTCAAACAATCCTTCAACACCTGTACGCACCATCTCAAACTGCCGCGGGTCGGCAGGAGAGTAGAATACATCAACACGTCGAGCGTATTTGGAGGGGTCAGCTCCTTCGAAAAGGAGTGTGTAAAGTTGGGCGCGTACCACCTTGGGAACGTCGCGCACCCCTTTGCTAGGGTGGCCAAGACCTCCCAGAGCTGCAGGCAACTCTGGGGGCCTCCCAAGGCGGCGAGCCTTGGAGCGCACGCCTTTACACAGGACTCGGGCAACACGCCGCAGTGCCTTCCACTGCGGTGCAAAGTAGTCTCCCTTGTCCATGACCCCATTACCGTCCCGCATGAACTGCTTCAGAGGATAAGGGTTGTACCATTCGCACTTGCCGGACGAATCCGCAAGGCCAAAGACCTCACAGAAGGTCCAACCCTTCTTGCCGAAGAACGATTTCCTCGGATGCAGTCCAGAGCCTATCGCCTCGACTCTAAGGCGGTAGGCTTCAACCTGGTGGGGGCGTGTGACAGCAACGACGTCATCGCCGCAGATGGCGACGTTGGGACCAAGAACGTCACACGCCCAACCATTGAGAAGGGAAAGAACTGTGAACGAGAGCGGTGTGCCCATAAGACATCCCCTCTCCATAGGGATGCGCACACAGTCCTCCTTTCCAACCTTCTCATGGATAATTCCACGCAGGCCGCACAAGTCCTGCCAATGTCTTTCGGTGAAAGACTTCCTTCGGTATCGCACAAAATGCTTCAACTCCCCAACTCCAAGGGATTGGGAGGCTGCTTCCAGGTACAGGTCGGGAAGACCCGCCCGGCCCAGACCGCGGAGAACGGCCCGAATAGCATCATGTGCAAAACCGTCAGTCGCCTTCGTCAAATCAGCGCTAAGATAGTGCTGATCACCGCGCAAGATACCGGCGAAACCGGCCACACGTCTCTCGTCCGCCCGTCGCGATTGGAAATCCGCGACGCGGCGATCGTCCTTTCGAAGACGAGGGAATACGGCCTTTCGCACGAGGTCTCCAGCAGTAAAGACACCGGCAGGTGGGACGGTAATAACACGCACCTTACAGCCCTGCTCCGCGATTGGGGTCGCGTTATGAACGGGTTCGTTGCCGTAAGACCCTCCGAGACTGCCGAACTTCTCCATCGACAACAAGGTTCCGTAACCTTGCAGAACTTCGGGGTACTCAGTCTCATCAAACGGGCCCTTCCGGACGACGCGAAGCAGTCTGTTAAGGAGAGAGTCCTTCCCTGGGAAGGGGTTGCAACGTCTAGCCGCTTCGAGGATACGACCCTCCATGTCGACCCTATAAAGGTCGCCATCGAGATCTGCAGTGATCAAGTCACGCAGATATTCGTCGTACCCCCCGTTAGATCCTGGGCTCTCTTTCACAGCGTTCTTGCTCGAAGGAGGATGTTTCCAAGTACGATTTCGCAACACACCGCCGAGAATATCACCCACGTACTCTTCGATTTCCGTACAGACCGAGTACGGAACTACGTGGTTCTCAACGATGTTCTTGGCATGGCTGAGCAACGATTTAGAGATCTTGGATCGTCCTGGCTTAGGAAGCGCTCGCGCGACCCTTGTG